TTTAGTAATCCAAAAATAAAGAAGGATATGGACAAGGCATTTAAGGCCTTTGACGGACTTCAACAAAGAATGATTGATATGAAGGTTCCAAAAGAATTTAGAGACATGATTATGGGCATGTCTGCCGAAGATTTTAATGACATTGCAAAACTTACAGGCAAAAAGGCTATATTTAAATTTAAAAAGGGTAAGCCAAGAACAAAGGCAAACATAGAAGGATTAACGGACACTGGTAGAAAGACAATGAAAACCTATAACGAGGCTATCACTGGAGAGGCCAACGTTGTTAATAGAGAAGCAGTAGAGCAAGTTGCAAATCAAGAAAAGGCTTTTAGAATTTTAGTTTCAGAAGGAGCAACTGCAACAGAAGCATTAGAACATGTTCAAGATGCAGCACTCGCTGCAGCAATTGCAGCAGGTTCTCTTGGCAAAAAGGGAAGCAGAGAAAGAAAACAATACATCGAAGATCTTAAAAAAGCAACGGATGAAACAGAAAGGTTTGCTCTTAAGCAAAAAATGATTCAGGCTAATGAAGAGTTTAAACTTCTTGAACAAATGCCAAAACTTGGAATGGCAATGAAGATGGCAGGTTTTTCTGCAGATCAAATGAGTGAAGTTCTTAATGACCCAGCACTTGCAAAACATCTTATTGAAGATCTTAAAGATGGAAAGGTTGACGCTAAGGAAATAGCAGACTACCTAAATTCTATTGAGGCTAGAAAAATTATCGATATACAAGTAAACTTTAACTCTGGAAAATTCTCTGATTCTGCACAACCTGGTATGGACATTGTGGATGAGATGTTTTCTGTTCAAGAAGAAATGTTAAGAACTGGAGCAGACCCAAGAACAACTGGCATGGTTCAACAAATGAATGCCAACAATAAAGAAATTCAAGAATCAGAAATAGCAGCAAAAGGCTTTAGGCGTCAAATTGACTTAATTAATCGTGAGATTAGAGATATAGAGCAGGGTATTGAAAAGAACTATACAAGACCTATAGAAGACGCACAAGAAAGAATTAATGATTATCAAAGAACTTTGGAGATAGATCCAGAATTTGGTGATCGTGCTATGGAAGAAATCAACAAGCAAAATGCTAAGATGTCAAATGATTCTGCAATCATGGCTAATCAAGCAGAGAAAATTAATGAAGAATATGACAAGCAGGCAGAGGCTCTTGCTAAAGTTGCAGAAGTAAATGAAGAAATATTAAGCCAGCAAAAGAGTCAACTTGATATTGCAGGAGCATTAACTAGCGGAGACATTTCCGCAGCAGCAAAAGCAGCACAGGATGCCCGTGCACAATCAGCACAAAGGTTTGGCGGTTCTGTGGCTGATGCTTTGCAACAGTCTAGAGAAAATGAGATTAAGGGTCTTCGTGGAGCAGAGACTGGTTTGTCTCAGGAACAGATTGATCAAAAGCAATTTGAGAATGCTCAAAAACTTTATGCAATGGAAAATGATCCAAGAAGAGTTACAATTCTTCAAGATATTAGAAAACTAGAAGATGAAATTTATAGACTAGAAGAGTTGCGTGAAGGTGAACTTCTTAAGATCCGAGACAAAGAAGATGAAATTCTTAGGATACAAAAAGAACAACTTCAGCCTTTAGAAGATAAAATTGCAGATCTAACATTTGCTAATGAATTAATACAGGCACAAATAGATAAACTTGTTTCAGAACTAACAGTCCTAGATAAGACTAAGGCAGAATGGGATGCTATCAAGGCCAAGATTGCAGCAAACACACTTGCAAGTAAAGATTTAAATTCAGCCCTTGGTGCTTTGCTTGCATCTGTTGGCGAAATTGAGAAAAAATGGCAAAGCATCCTTGCTCTTCTTAAAGAGTATAACTCAACACCAGTTGCTGTTAAAAATGCACAGACAACAGTAGTAAATAACGCTGCAGCAGCAGCAGCGTCTGTAGCAGCAGACAAAGCAGCAGGGGATGCAATAACTGGTGCAACTGCAGATCCAGCAGCAGCATCTAAGGCTGCAGCAGCAGCATACGCTGCAGCAAAGGCAGCAGGAGACATGGAAGCAGCAGCAATTGCTGCAGCAGGAGTTAATCCAAGTGCACTTGCAGCAGGAGAATCTGGAGCAATAGGTGCAGCATCTATAGCAGCACAACTTGCAGCAGCAGAACAAGCCCTACAGAATGAAAAAATAGCGGCAACATATGCATCATTTAAGGCTAAGGAAGCAGCAGATTTAGCAGCATCGATTGCCTCAGCAGCAGCAGCAAATACGGGTGGAGGTGGATTCTTTGATAGGTTTAGGGCAAAGGGTGGACTAATTGATCCAGTAAAATTTGCAAAGGGTGGATTTGCAAAGGGTACTGATACAGTCCCAGCAATGCTAACCCCAGGAGAATTTATTATGAGTAAGTATGCTGTAGATCAGTATGGGGTAGACACAATGAGAAAAATTAATAATGGTGATTCTGTTGGTGGTGCAGTGTATAATAATACATATACATTAACAGTAAATGCTAGAACTGATGCAAACCCTAACGAGATTGCACAGGCAGTTATGTCGACAATTAAAAATGTTGAGGGTAGACGAATTAGAGGAGTGTCATTAAATGGTCGATGAAGAAATAGACCCAAGAGTTAGTTACATGCTGGGTCGCAAAAAGTATCATAGGCCAAGCGGTATGCTTTGGTCAGAAAATACTGGCACTTTGCAAAATGGAATTTATGTTCCTAATGGCTATGAGATTGGTGCAGATCCAGAAACAATAGAAGACCTATCCATGGCGGATCAGTTCCTATTAATCACTGATGATAACAGACAGCCAATGCAGTTTAAAAATGAAAGAATAGAAAAAAGAGAAAGAATGATTAATGGTCGAATGAGATCTTATCACATTTCCGATAAACTTACCTTAAGTACTAGTTGGTCACTAATTCCTTCTAGGTCACACGAGGATGTTCCAACATTTGATACAGTAAGTGGCCTGTCTCCAAACAAGTCTTACACAACAGATGGTGGCGCAGGTGGTGCTGATATGCTTGAATGGTACGATGAACACAAGGGGTCTTTTTGGGTATTCCTTGCATATGACAGAAAAGGAATTTTCAAAGGAACAGAAGCACCGTATGATCACCTTCAACAATACAATCAATTAATTGAAATGTTTATTAGTGACTTTTCTTATTCAGTTGAAAAACGAGGAACTAAGTTTGACTATTGGAATGTCTCAGTAACTTTGGAAGAAGTATAATGTTTGAAGACAAAGACCTGCAAACCTTTTTAGAGACTGCTGATACTGTTAGAAATAAGTCAGCAATTATTGCAGAATTAAACATGAACAGAACAAACAATATTAAGCACATTGGAAACTATAGGTATCGTCCAACACAAACATCTTCTCTATACTCTTCTTTGCCAACAAGTTTTGATATTAATGATGATGGAAATTTTTATACAGGAGCAACAGACGCTGATGTTTTAATAGATGGCACTTTTGAAAATGATAACACACCAACAACATTTTTAACTAAAAAAGAAAAAACTCAAACTCTATATTCTTTAGAAAGTTGTTTTGAAAAATTTAGACCCAGGTCTGGAATAAACAAGGCTGTATATTTTGAAAATGGGAAACTACACTACCCAAACATGTTTATGGCAGATAGACCTAGATACTACATGCCAGAAAAAAATGACAAGTTTAAGTACTGGACATCATACAGAACTGAGTCAGGTCAAGAATATGGAATTGCATCAAAAGTAAGTGGTGCTCAAAACTCTATTGAAGATGCTTGTCCTTTCGTAGTATACAAAGAGCAAGTACCAACAAATCGAGTTGTGATTAAAATGCAAACGCACACTGGATCAGAAGACCTTGGCCCATTCTCATCCTCAACAGGTTCTTTTGCTGATCCATTTTATGGAGAAGTAAATCAAAAAGTTCCAAGCAGATGGAAGATTCAATTTTTAAAAGAAGGAAATTGGCAAGATATTATTTCTTTTGACCCATCAAAAAGAAGAAAAGATGGTTCTGCAATTATTAAAAGTGATGGGTATGTTGAAATATCATATGGATTTATTGTTCCAGAAGAATGGATAGACACATTTGTTTTTGCCGAGGTATACTCAAGTGACACACTACTTCCTGAGCAGTCCGTTGTTGGCTACGCATATCTCATTAAAGAAAATGAAAACGATATAGGAAAGTATTATATATGGAATGGTGTAGACTACACAATTATAACTCCAAAATACGGATGGTATGTGCAAGACGAAACTGTTGACAGGCTGACTAATTTTCTTACAGATGCAACATCTCCAGAGAAATTCATAAACTCTTTAGACAACAAGGTTAAGTACAGAGAGTTTGAGTATATTTCTGGAATTAGAATTGTTGTAGACTCAATGACCGCAAAAGACTCTACATTTGATCTTATTGAAATATCTCCAAGACTTGCAATGAATCTTTCTGATAAGGTGCTAGACTATTCAATTAACAAGAGTGCATCAGATCTAGGGCTAAGTGGTTTGCCAGTGGGACAGTTGGTTGCATCAAACGGAAGTGTCAACATCTTTGATCACGACCAAGCATTTAATGAAAATAATCCATCAAGCATTATTTCAAAATATGTAGACAGCCATGTTCAATTTAAGTTTTATGAAATTATTATAAATGTTGATGGCTGGGATTATTGGGTTCCTATGAAAACATTATACTCTGATTCGTTCCCAAAAGCAGATTTAGTAAATAAAAGAATTTCAATATCTTTAAGAGATATGTATTGGTATTTAGAATCACTTACTGCACCAGAAATATTAATGACAGAAGTTTCTGTTAGTTCTGCTGTATCTCTTTTGTTAGATAGCATTGGGTTTTCTAATTACACATTTAGACGAGTACTTAATGAAAAAGAACTAGTCATGCCATTTTTCTTTGTTTCTCCAAACAAAAGCGTTGCTCAGGTATTACAAGATTTGGCGGTATCAACACAAACGGCGATGTTCTTTGATGAGTACAATAATTTTGTTATGATGAGCAAAGACTACATAATGCCAACAAAAGAGCAGAGACCAACTACCTTTGCACTTAAAGGAACTAACGACCTGTATCAAGATAAAGAAATTAAAAACAACACTTTGGAGGGTGCTAAACTAGCAAACATTATTTCTGTATCAAATGAATCAAATGCCGTATATAACGGAGGATCCATAAACTATACTGTAAGACATATTCAAAGGTCTATAGGAACTTTAAGGCAGGCAGGTCTTTTAGAAGATGAAAGAATGTATGTCTATAAGCCAGCCCTTCTTTGGGAAGTCTCTGGTACTGAAAACACAAAATCAATAAATAACGAAGTTGGAACGCAGTCCTCATATGTTCTTGCTGCAATACCTTTAAACTCTAATCTATCAGATAAAGTTCCAGAAGTAAAAAACGGTATCGTAATAAACAACACATTTAGCCTAGGAGAAGCAGTATACTGGATCACAAGATACAATGGATACTTTTACTCTAGTGGAGAAGTTATAAAGTACGATGCAGTTCAATATAACGTTACTGGGTTTGGTAATGTTTGGATAGCATCAGTTGAAGAATATCAGAATTATTTCTCTAAGTTGCCATTTAATGGAAAGATATATCCAACTGGCCTTGTAAGAATTTATTCTGTTCCTAATTATTTTGAACAAGAGGGAATCGTAAAACTTAAAAATGGTCCAGTAGCAAAGCATGGTCGTGGTCAATTTGGTACAACAGTAGTAGAGCACTCTGCTGGCATATCTGACTACTGGAAATCTGATGACAATGTAAAGGGATGCTATATGGCTTCAGAATATTTGTTTGAGACAAAAACTGATTTGCCACAAACAACAGTTGCTGCTGCAGGAAAAACGATAACCAACGGAGCGTCATCAGATGCCTTGGCTAGAACTGCAACACGAACAGGGCTTCTTAGAAACTTTTTATCAACATCTCTAACAGGAGAAATAACTACAGAAACTCAACAAGTTCCTGGATCTGTTCAGGCATCAGCGCTTTCTTTAACTGGTCCCAACTTTACAACAAAAGATAAACCAAGAGATTTTATATCCTATGTTCATAAACCTTTAACAGATAAAAAATATAAACATTTTGGAACCAGAATAAGACTAGTTGGTAAAATTGAAAACAACAGTGATCGTGGTCAAACAGCCAATGGAGCAGCGTCATACTATGTTATAAATGGATCTACTCCAGATAAAAATGTTACAATATCTGGAGGGTCAGGAGGAATAGCAGTGATGCTAAATCCAACAACTAATGTTGGATACTATTTTGAAATTGCAGCACTTGGTCTAAACAAGTTGTCAGAAAAAGAAAAACAAAATGTTCACAATGTTTTATTTTATAAGATTAAGTCTGATAATGGAAAAGCAATTCCAGTTTCTTTGTACAAGGGTTTGGCTAAGATTATTGTCGATGATGGTAGGTTTACTGGTCAGTCAAGAATGTTTGCTGAGGAAAATCCGACGGTATATGATTTAGCAGTAGAATATGAAGACATAGGAAATACAAGAAGATTCTATCTATACATAAATGGAACTATGGTAAAGACAGTAGACGACATAGACCCATTGCCAGTGTATTCAAATATTGCTTTGTTCACTAGAGGTTCTTCAAGGGCAATGTTTGAGAATGTCTATGCGCTATGCAATAACTATTCTCAAAATACATCGTTCTCTTTAGGAACACCAGTTAATTCTATTTTTGCAGACTCTGATATTGACGCAAGCAATTCGTTTAGAAAATATGCTATGAGTGGTTTGATACAGAATACCTATCTTTCTGGAATTGGATCTTCAGAACCACCAAAGTATAATATTTATTTTGAAGAGTTTGGAAGCATTATGAGAGAGGTTGCAGAATTTAATTTTAAATATGATAAGGCATTCCCAGCACTTACTGCAAAAATTTCTCCAACGTTTAATAAAATAAAAGGATTTGTTGTTTCTGGATTTAGAGCAGGCTCCTACGGCGCAGAATTCTTAGTGTTTAATGCAACAGATACTGCCCTTAACTTGGATGAGACTAGCGGAAACTATTTAAGAATTCAAGGAATTACCTTTACTCAACAGTCAAGTAACACTTTAACAGTTGATCAATATTTTGATAAGAATAGTCTTGTGTCAGATCCAAAATTTGTGGCAGACAAATTAATTTCAAATCCTTTTAAATTTAAATTAGATTACGAAGATATCAAGTTTAGTCGTATGCAGCACGGCAAAAAAGATTTTTCTTTAGACGCTGCCTACATTCAGTCACAAGATGAAGCGTCAGAATTAATGAAATGGATTGTTACAAAAATATCAAAACCAAGAAAGGCTTTGGGCGTTAAAATATTTTCTATTCCAACAATTCAACTTGGAGATATCGTAAGTGTGGACTATAAAGAAAATGGAATAGATATTGCTGCAGAGTCTTCTAACAGGTTCGTTGTATACAATATTGATTTTTCAAGAAATTCAAATGGTCCAGAGATGCAGTTATTCTTAAGTGAGGTGCTATAGTGGCTAACACAGGTATATCAGCAACAGCAGGTCTTCCAGATCCAGTAAAGACTAGCACTTCCGATTCTGTTAAAATTGCAACACCAGACTTGCTAATATTTGGAGAACAGGCTGTTGCTATTGAAATAATGACAGACCTTATATTTGAGAATATAGGTGGTTTTGAACTTGCTACAATCTCTAGACATGATTTAGTAAATGGCCAAACAGTAATTTATACACCAATAAAGAACTTAACAGACCTTTACCTACAGTACAATCCAAATAATGTTTTGCGACTTCAGTCTGCTGACTCATTTTTTAAATCACTAGCCATATCAATTCCTAACTATCTTCCAAGATATGGAAATGGATATGATTTGGTCGGGGGAGTAAAAGTTTATAATGGAAAGTCTATATATATAGACCCAATAAGCGGAGATCTTGTAATTAATCTAATAAACGTAAAGGAAAATGAGCAGGTAGAAGTTGAAATATTAACTGCTGGAAACACTTTTGATGATACAATATACTACGGGAGCAACTAATGATAACTAATGTAGGAAAGAACCTTTTGGCCAAGTACCTTGTTGGTCAGACCACGTCCTATGCTTCTCATATCGCCATAGGCTGTGGGCCAAAGCCAGTAGAAAATGACTATGAGTTTTCTAATCCAGAACTAGATGCAATAAGAAACAAGAAAACTTTAGATTTTGAAATGTTGCGTATGCCAATTATATCTAGAGGATTTGTTGATGAAGATGGTTTGTCTAAAATAGTTCTTACAGCAGAACTTCCAACAGCAGAAAGGTATGAAATTACAGAAGTTGGAATATTTTCTGCAGCCTCAAATCCAGTAGCAGGAGCCTTTGATAGCAAAGGGGTGTACTCTTTTACTGATACTGATGACTGGAAATATAGTCAGGCAGGAGGATCTGCTGTAGTCATACCTTCCAAGTACGAACCATTGGATGGGGAAGATGCGGACGGAACTATAAATACAGAAGACAAAGTTTTTTCAACAAATGCAGATAACAGAATTTTTACATCAGATGATAGGGTTAACAGAAATGAAAGATGCAGGTTTTTAAATAATATAGTTGTTATGCGTGGAGATACATCAACAATCACAGTCGATGGTCAAGGAGAAATGCAAGCATCTTTGACATCTGACTACATAAGATTAGATAGTCCATCTGTTAATTTCTCAAAGAACAGTCCACTTGATGAGTTAAGATTGGCATTTTCTATTGTAAGTAGAGTTGAAGATTCTGTTACAGTTCCAGACAATGTAAAGATTTTAATTGAGTTTTCTCATGTTGGACCATTAGGAACTAACGAGTATGCAAAGTTTCAGGTAGACATTGATGATCAGGCATTTGTTGCTGGTATATCTACAGACAAGAGAAATCTTGCAGACAATAGATATGTTATTTCTGGAAAGCAGTTTCAAAACATAAAGAAGACAACATCTTTTTCATGGGAGCAAGTTTCTTTATCAAAAATTTATGCACAAATAACCAAGTCTGGTATTGCTTCTGATTCTTTTTATCTATGTTTAGATGGACTAAGACTTGAAAATATTACATCTACAAATTCTTTGTATGGATTAACTGGATACTCTGTAATAAAAAATAGAGATGAAAGGCCAATCATAAAGTCAGCAAATACTACAAACTATATTGAGTTTAGATTTGCACTGGATGTTTAATTATGCCAATCACACCAGATCCTGGAATTAAAAATGTTATTATTAAAAAAGAGTTATTGGGAAAAGTAACATCTTCTAACGCAAAGGTTTTAAGATTTAGAATAGTTGCAGAAGACAAAAATAGAAAGTCTGCCTATTCTCCAATATTTTCTACTCAATCTTCTGATATTATTCCTGGGATTGGACGTATTGTTCGAGACCCAGACTCAAACACCATTCTAGTAAATTGGTCATCTGGAGACGTTTCTACACAAATCTTGTATGATGTTTTTATTGGATTTGACTCTGCTGTACCAGCCTACAGAACAACTACTGGATCAACAAGTTATTTGTTCTTAAACACTGGAACAACTTCAGTTCGTGTAGTTGTGCAAGCAGGATCAATAAATCCAATACTAAATGCAGATTTAGAGATTTTTGATTCTGGAACGTTTAGTCTGGTATAATTATATTATGGCCATTTTACCCGTACCCGAAAGAGGACAGCCACTAGACGTAACATACATATACCAGATTGTTAAGGCTGTTAATGATTTATCAACTCAGGCTTCAACATCTGTAAACAAATATGTCACAGTGGACACTCCAAATGCAGGAAAACAGAGCGTAAAAACCTCAGAAGCAAGAATTATTGGCGGATACGTTCAAGTTACAAATGGCGTAACCCAGACGGCTGGATCAAGTCTTCCATTTTCTTATTCCTTTCCAACAGAATTTAAATTTGCTCCAGTTGTAACAGCAACTGCCGTCAGTACTGGAACTGCGTCTGATGCTGGAAAAGATGTTGTTATTACATTATCTAGTATAACTACATCAAGTATAGAGGGATCGGTCAAGTTTAATCTTGGCGGAGTTACAAGTATTGGCGTCAATCTTATTGCAATAGGCATCCCCAACTGATGATTTTTTGTAAAAGATGCAAAGGAAGAATGTTTCTTGATCGACAATATTCAGAAATCAATAATCTAGAAATGTATTGTATGTCTTGTGGAGCAAGAGCATTTTTTCATCCACCTAGTAATTCTCAGGAGGGCAAGTGGCTATTAAAAAGGGAACAA